CAAGGAAAACCGACAGCGCAGATGCGAGTAGGGCAAACTCTCAGGAGTTTATCCATTCGTATCTGCGCTGTTTTTGTTTGGGGATGACATATGACAGCAATTAAGTTTTTAGGGGAGACTGACGATGCTTACCGCGTAGGCGGCTATGGCGTCGTGTTTGGGGGCGTTGACCTGGAAGGGGAGACGTTTACCAAAGACACCGATTTCAACCTGACCCTCGTACCAAACAAGCCCGTCTTTTATGACCATACACAGAATGACAGCGTGAAAACGTTCCAACTCGGAACGGCTATCGATGTGAAGATGGACGACATGGGGCTATGGGTCGAGGCTGAATTACAGAAAGCGAATGAGTACACGGAAGCGGTAATGAAGCTAGTTGAAAAAGGCGCGCTTGGCTGGTCGTCCGGTTCTATCGGACACCTCGCGCGGCGCGATGGCAACATTATCAAATCGTGGCCAATCGTTGAATTCTCGTTAACTCCGACGCCGGCAGAACCGCGAACGGTAGGCGTCGAGCGATTAAAGGCAATACACCCTGAATTAGCAGGCAATGGCGGCGAGGAAACCGCGCCGGCGGATGACGGGGGGGATGAATCAGAAACAGTTAAATCACAAGGGGATGACAAAATGACAGACGAAACGAAACAGGACGCCGTCGATTTGGGACCGGTGCTGGAAGCGGTGCAGGGCATCGGCGACCAGGTGAAAGCCTTCGGGCAGCGGTTGGAAGACGTGGAAAAAGCGCAGAAACCGGACAACGATCCGGGTGTTGCGGGCAAAAACGTTGCCGTTGTAACCGACGCTGACGATTGGAAATATGACAACGTAGACAGCGCCGATCTTGCATTTATGATCGGCACGCTGAATGAAGCCAAACGGAACGGCCGTTCCCGCAATGGCGCATCGTTGAAAGCGGTGCAGGCACTCGCCAAGCGCATGGACAGCAACGAGACCCAGCGCAGCGAAGCCGGGCGCGAGGCTGCCCGCGCTTTCAAATCTGCCGGGTTCAAAGCCAATGAGATTAACCAGTCCACTCTTGCTAATTACGGCGATGAGTGGGTCGGAGTATTCTACTCCGGCGCGCTCTGGGAATCCATCCGGCACGAAACGATGATCGTCAACCGGATTCCGAGCATGGAAGTGCCGGCGGGTGCTGAATCCGTCGTGATTCCGCTGGAATCGGCTGACCCGACCTGGTACAAGGTTGCGCAGGCTGCCAGCCTGTCGAGCAACCCCGGCGGGATTCCGACCAACACCGTCACCGCCTCCAATCTGGGGACCGACAACCAGACCATGACGCTCGCCAAGATGGGCGCGCGGGTGCTGTGGACCGGGGAACTGGAAGAAGATGCGGTATTGCCGTATGTAAACCAACTGCGGCGACAGCTCGCCGTATCCGGTGCGGAGCATCTGGAATCTGCTGTTATTGACGGTGACAGCGCCACCGCCGGAACGACGAACATCAACGACATTGCCGGTACGCCGGGCGGAACTGAATACTGGTTGAATGTTGACGGGTTCCGCAAGCTGGCCCTCGTCACCAATACGGCGAACAGCCGTGATGCCGGGTCGCTGACCTCTGCCGACTTCCTCGAAACCATCAAATTGATGGGCGTAGGCGGGTCCAACGCTGACCAGCGTCAGACTGCGTTCATCATTCCGTGGGCCGTGCATTACAAGGCGCTGGAACTTGCGGACGTGAAAACCCGTGACGTATTCGCCGGGGCGACGCTGGAAAACGGGCGACTGAACGCCATTTATGGCTACCAGATCATGACCAGCCATCACATGCACAAAGCACAGGCGTCCCGTCTGGCAAACAGCGCCGGGAAGATCGACCTTGACACCGCCGGGAACAACACGACCGGCAGCATCTTGGCCGTGCGGTTTGACCAGTGGATGTTTGGCTACCGGCGCCGGATGACGCTGGAAACTACACGCGTACCGGCTGCGGATTCGACCGAAATTGTGGCCCTGATGCGGTTCGGCCTCATCAATCGCGACAACGAGGCGACCGCAATCTCGTACAACGTCACCGTATAAACGACATAGAGATGGGGCGGGTGTAATGCCCGCCCCACTTTTGGAGGAACGATGAGTAAATTACTCAACATGAAGCACGGTGAACTGTTCGATTACATTGAAGAGCGCGTAGCTCTCTCGCAGTTTACCGACGGCGGGTCAACCGCCGGCACGTACCAGCTTAAGCAGCCAATCCCCATCGGGGCGAAAGTGCTGCACACGCTGGTAACGGATGTGGAAGCGTTTGCCGGGGACACGTCCGCTGTACTGACTGTAGGCGACGGCACGGATGCCGACCGCTACAACACGGGCACGCCGTCGGTGTTTGCTGCGGCGAACATGGTAGGCATGGGCGCGGTATCCGGCACGGCTGAACATGCCGCTGCTGCAGATGTCACCCTGACCGTCACCAGTGCATCGGATTTCGGCAGCGTGACCGGCGGGGCGCTGACGATTCGCATTGTGTACGCCGTAGGGGGGTAGCAATGTTTACTCCTGTTAAATTGACAGGTACGACCGATTCCAGCGGCGATCTGACCGTGACGAGTGAGGCGTCCTATAACGGACTGCTGCACTCTGTGCAGTGGATTGACGGCGACCTGGCGGATGGGGTTGACGCGGTACTGAGCGTGACCGATACGGATAGCGGCGTGGATTTTACGCTGCTGACGCTGACGGATGCAAACAGTGACGCCATGTACCACCCGCGTCATCAAATCGACACGGAAGCGGGTGCGGGCGTGACCTACGACGGCACCAACGAAGTCTATGAAATGGTGCCCGTTGTCGGCACGCTGAAACTGGTCATCTCTTCCGGCGGTGACACGAAAACCGGCGGGGCAGTGGTGTACCTGAAATGCTAGTACGTTTTTTAATGGATTACCGGGGACGGCTGACGGGCGAACGGTTTTACCGTGCCGGTCAAGCGGTCGAGTTTCCCGATAACGTAGCAACTCAGTTAGTGCGGCGCGGCCGCGCGGTGGAGGTGGTCGAGGCTGACAGCCCGGCACATAACATTGACATTGCCGCAGATGAGATCGACCTCGATCACCTCACCTACCGCGAGCTGCAGGCACTAGCGAAAAAGAACGACATCCCGGCGAACCAGTCGCGGGATGACTTAATCGAGGCACTCAGCTAATGGCCTATTGCACAGTATCGCAGGTCAAATCGTATTTAGACATCACGGGCAGCGGGGATGACCCGCTGATTGATTCGCTGATTGACGCGGCGCAGGCGGCGATAGATAGCTATTGCCATCGCACATTTGAGGCGTCCGCCGACAGCACAAAATACATTGACGCTGTGGGGGACCATGTACGCGGGCGGTCGCTGTTTATCGACCACATTGATGACCTGTGTGCCATCACGACGATTACCAACGGTGACGGCGTGGTGGTTGGCGGTTCCGAGTACGTGACGATGCCGGCAAACGAAACGCCGTATCACGGGATTCGACTGCTGAACAGCGCCGGGAAAGTGTGGACGTATACGACGGATTGGGAAAGCGCGATCACCATCGCCGGGAAATGGGCGTACAGCGAAACCGCCCCGGCAGACGTGGCGCAGGCGTGCATCCGGTGGGCGTCGTACCTGTACCGGCAAAAAGACGCGCAGGTGTTTGAAACGACAGCCATCCCCGAGGCGGGGGTAATTACCGTCCCGCAGGGGATACCGCGTGACGTGCAAATGCTGCTGAAACCGTACCGGAGGCTGTAGATGACGACGCACGCGACATTCATCGCCGCCGCGCAGGGGCTGACCATCTCAGGGGTAAACCGGCGGGTAACGGAACCGGTTCAGGCGGTAAACACGGCTGACCTGCCGCTGTCGTATGTGGCGCTTCCGGGTGGGGGGCGAGGTGAACCTATCTCTACCTGTATCGAGGACAGCAAAACGCGGACCATCGGGATCGTGGTGCTGGTGGAAGCGGTTGGTCAGGGAACCAACCCGCAGAATTTCGGCAAACTCGCGGCGTTGATGGACGCAACGGAAACATCGCTTGACGCGACGGATTTCGGCACGGTGTTTCTGGAGTATGAAATAACGGTAGGGATGCAAGCCGTCGCCAATATCAACTATTGGGCGATTTCGGCTGACATCACAGGGCGGAACGCATGAAATATGTAGCAACGACATGGTTGATGAAACCTGAGCAGTGCGGCGGTTGCTGGCTGCCCGGCGAGGAAATCGACCACGAATTTACAGAGGAACAAATTAAAACGCTGCTGAATAGGGGGCTGATTGCCCCGGAAGATGAGCAGCAGGGGGATGACAATGGCAAAATTTCGACTGAATAGCACCAGCGTTTTCACGCTCGGGGGCAACTCGTTCGCCTGTCCACTGTCCGCAGACCTGAGCGAATCCATTGAAACGTTTATGTCGGCGTGCGTGGGCAACACGTACCAGGAAACTGTAACCGGGCTGAAAAACGCGACGGTGACTGTATCTGGTGAGGTAGAAACGGATGACGTGACAGCGATTAACAATTTCGCGACGGGCACAAATGGCGCGCTGGTGCTGTCGCCGGCATCCAACACCGCCGGTGACATCACCATCACCAGTACATCGGCAACGGTTGTCAGCCGTGACATGGCATTCCCATCGTCCGGGCTGGCGTCTATTACCGTCACCATGAATCTGGATGATCTGACCATTGCTGCAATCGGCGCGTAATCTGGAGAGAGAGATGGAGTTAATTAGCGATTTGCGACAGCGGCATTTGGAAGCGTGGGAAAAGAGTTTCAACGAGCTGCGCGGGGATGACAAGGGCGCATCACGGTACTATGGTGCCGTGGTGCGCGCCGCCATTAACGCCGGTTGGTTTCGTGACCCGGTGCCGGTGGATGACGTAGACGAGATGACACCGCGCCAGGTGCGCGACTACGCCCGGGCGGTAGACACCGCTTATACGGAGGCGACCACACTTGACCCAAACTGATTATTGCCGCTGTACAGGCGGCGGAGGGCGACCGGGTAGAAATGCCAATGGAGTTGGTTTATGCGCTGCAACATCACAGATGGGGCGCACTACCAGAAGCGGGGGGATTGCGTGACCAGCCTGCGGGGTTGCTGGCGAAAATGGCACATTTGCACGCCGTGTATAGCGGGATAATGGCGTACAGAAACGCAGAAAACCCCACGAAATGGGCAGAATCAAACCCGGGACTGTTTGACATCGTAGCAGCGGCGAGAGAGAGGTACAGAGAGTGGCAACAGAACGGCTAAAAATCGAAATTGATGCCAACGTCAAGGGGAAGCGGGACGTTGATGGGCTGAATGACGGGCTTGATCGGCTGGGCGACACCGCACCAGCGACAGGCGACCGTCTGCGCAGGCTCGGATCAGCGGCATTGGCTGCAGCCGGGTTTATTACCGGTGCAGGGCTTGCGGCAAAAGAGGCGTATGAATTCATCAGCGCCGGGGCCGAATTGGAGCTTGCGAAAAGCCGGTTTGACAATCTCGCCGAATCCATCGGCACGACTGCTGATGCACTCATGCGAACGTTGCGCGATGCCACAAAGGGCATGGTGTCTGATGCGGAGTTAGTCACATCAGCGACCGATATCATTTCGCTGGGATTGGCAGGTTCAGAAGAAGATGTTGCCCGGCTTGCTACGGT